CTCAATTAATTGATATAAATATGTAACATCAAGAGGTTGCCCTCTTTCTGGTAGTGGTACTTTTGCCATTATTTCTCCTATCTATATTCTTTTTTAAACCAAAATTGTCGTTTGTAAGAATTAAAAAACAAAGTTTTTAACTTTTTAGTTATGTTCTCTTGCTCTTTTCTTTCTTTATCAGAGCCTATCTTGTGTTCCCAAGACTCTCGCTTGAATGGTATTATTTGAGCCATTGGAGTTCCTGCTGGAATTATACCTTCCCATTTAGTATTTTTTAATACAAACGGAAAATTTACTGGGGCCTTATATGTGTCAGTATCTACAATGCCTTCAAAAATAGTAAAAATAGATTCTCTATGCATTGGTTGCGTAAATAGAATAGAATATCCAGGTGGGGTAGCAATTGCATAAGAATTAACCCACTTAGGATATGGGGCTTCATTTCTTTTTGGATGTAGTGGTGCTTGCACTATTGGATGAAATTCAATACCATCTTGTGCTGGCCAAGTATACTCTGGTAAATTATTTTTACAAGTTACTTGAATATCTACTTGAGTATAAAGAATATATCCAGCAGTTATAGCATCAAATACTGGAATACATTTTTTAATTGTTTGTGGACGAATATTATTTATAATTTTTTTGCCGTGATCGCCAATATATTCTGGTGTATCTCTATACCAATCTGGTACTTCTTTTACTGCTGGCTTTGGTGGAAAAAAATCTAATCCATGTGTGTTGGTGAATGTTATTATTTTAGTCATATGTCCTCCTATTTTATTATACCAAAGAAACTAAGCCAGAGTTATATATTTGGAAATTGGCATTTAATGTTTTTTCAGATGATTCAACTTGAATAATTACACGTACATTTGTAGTTCCAGTTTTAATAAATTGATATGAATGGATTGGCGTTGTGCCGTGGTAGGTTGCTGTGGCCCCATCAAATCCAACAAAAACATCATACTTTGGTCTATTTAATTCATCTCCCCAAACTGCACTAATTACTGATGCTGAAACCTGTACGGCTCCTGCAACACTGGTAATTGAGTTGTCTAGTACAAGGTTTATTGGAGACCATTGAGAAGTTCTGTTTTTATCTTCAGAGACAATTCTATATCTAAAAATGTATCCAACTTTATCATGATCTAGTGCTGGCAAAGATGCTTTTTTAATTATAACTTTTTTAATTCCTACATCAGCCATTATGAATTGTTTCCGCTAGAAAGATCTACTGAAAATCTAAATTCAACATAGTTACTAGTATTAGGACTCTTAATTATTGTTGCTGCACCTGCAGTTTGAATTACTGAATACCCTGTTAGTCCATAAAGTGGATTTACTGTAGCGACATTTTCTAACTTTAAGGCATCTAGGGCTACATAATAGTTGCCAGATGGATTGACTCCATCAATAACGCATGCATACACCTTAACTACAGAAACAGCATTCCAATCAAATCCAGATGTTCTGTATAGTTGTTGAAGTTGTTTTTTTACAACAAAATATCTTTCTGTAGCAAAATCATATTGTCCGCCACTGCTATCATCAGCAACTTCTGCTTCAAGCCTTGCAAACTCTGTTCCGCTTGTATTTTCAAATGAAACCAAAACTCTAGCCCTTTCTGGTTGAGTGCCAGCGCCATATGTTCCATCTCTGTTTACTATTGAGAATGCTAGTCTTAATTCATCTGTTGGAGAGTTCTTTGTAAAGTCAACTGTTGCTCCGCTTAATCTAATATAGTTTGATCCCGCTCCAATTGCAAAAGTGTCTTGTGTTGGACCACTATCAGATTCAATATCAAGGTCAGACTCGTTGCCTTTTATCATAATTATATTATTTAAAAATCTTGGCCTTTCATATCTTGCAACTCTTGGTGATTTAAAAAATATTGGATTGTCTGCGCTTGTTTGGAATACTGGATCTGTTACAGCAATAACGTTGTCATAGTTTGGGGCATCTAGTGCAGCAGACTCTGTGTCAATTGCTACTGCTGATGCTGATGTTACATATTGCCAGTTTTCTGTTTGTGTAAATGCAAATACTGTTTTGCTATCATATGCTCCTGCTGATGGATTAGATCCTGCAGAATATATTCCAATTTCAGATATTTCATATCTTTCTTCTGTTGGGAGTTCTGCTGTTAGAACAATTTTGTCTACACCGTCTTCGTTTACGAAACCTCTAGAAGATATTGGAACACGAAACATCTCAAAATCTAAATTTGTTTTTGTTGAATAATCTCCAATTTCATCGGCGGTATCTAGTGGAGTAGCACCACAACCAATAGCAATATACGAGGCATAGGCAGGGGCCTGTCCAAGTAAATACTTTGCAATAATAGATTTACCAGTATTAGTTATCATGAGGCATAGTCTCCAAGATCTGCTTCATATATTGTACCACTTACGCTGATTTGTGTTTCTACTTGTTCGTCAGGATTTACGTTAATAAATTCAATAATTAAGTCTCCTACTGCGTTAAGGTATACGTTTTCTCCATTAGTACCGTTGCCAGTTTCTGGAATTTTGTCTTCTAGTTTAATTGAGAATCCAGCAAAAAATTTATCTGCGGTTTGCTGTAGGCTAAGGATATTGTTTGGATTATACCTTTGTTGAATGGCTGAAAGGTTTTTTATTGGCTGATAGGATATTTTTTGTCCATTAACAATATCAGACCTTGTTATGCTAATTAGTTCTTGACCGCCAATATTTTCAAATATCTGATCAAACATTCCATCCGTAGGAACAGACTCTTCATCAAATAATATAATGTCTAAAGTCGCTGTTTTAACTGGTGGTGATGCCTCAAACATTCTTGCAGAAAACATTTCTGGTTCTGGTGCTGGAGGTGTTGCTGTAATACTTACAGATGATGGGGCTGTTGCTTTTATAATCCCAGAGTCTGAAGATCTTCCAAAATATTCTGCTTCTTTTCTATTTAAAATTGCAAGCATTCCCATAGAATCTATATGGCCATTTGCTAGCGTTACAGATTTTCTTTCATTTGCAGTTAACTGTTGATATGCAGGAACATCATTAAAATATCCCTGGGCGTTTACTCCACCTCTTGCTGCTACTTGCTCTGCTCCAACAATTGCTATTGCTTCTGCTGTCTTTGCAGCATCTATTGCGGTACTAATTGTATCGTTAGACTGCTCTGACTTTTGTCGTTCATAATTTGCCCAATCTAAAGCACCCATGTTATACCTCCGCCAAATAAAGTGTCATGTCTGGGCCATTTATTTTTCTTGCATACTCAATATTATATACTATAAATCTAGAGTCAACGGAAGTAACTAGATCTAAGTTATTAGAATCTTTATAGTTAATTGTTACAATGTCTCCAAGTTGAATTGTTGGAGTTGCAAATATTTTTAAACCAACTGATTTTTTAGGAACCATAAGTTTGTCTATCATCCAGCCCATTAAGTTTTCTGCATCATCTTGTGTCTGTATGTATGGGGTATCTAAAGTAAATTCATTATTTCCATAAATCATTCTGCTTCTTTTAATTTCGTCAAACCTTTGTTTCTCAACTTGCGGAGAAACAATCTGAGAAGATCCAGTCAGTAATGGATTAGAAAAATTACTACGTTTTTTAAAGTATTCATCAACTGTTAACTCGTGGGTAGTATCTTGTGTAAATGTAACGCCCTGAATTCTTAGATAGTTACCGCTTGTTTCGTCAAGATTTAAGGCTGTATCTGTAGCATTAAATATTAAAAATTCAGCACCGTATGAGTCTGCATAAAACCCAGATGAGACGTAGCCTTTAATATTATTAAATGTTGGGGATAACTTAGCGTAAAGTGCAGGGTATGCACGATCATACTTAACATCAAAGTAAGCACACTCTCTCATTATTGAGCCAAACTCGTCAAAGTATAAATTATATTTAGGTGGTTGCTGAGCACTAATTCCAGATAAGTAAGTTGCCTGAACAATACCGCTCATTGCATATTTTCTTAAAGACTCGCTAGCACTTATTTCGTTATCCCCAAAAGCAGAGGATAGAGTTTCTCCAACTGTGAAGACAGTGTTTTGAGAATAGTTCTGTGACAAAGCATAAATATTTTCAAACATAACTCTAGATGAACCACGAACAAACGGAGCCATGTTATTATAAATTGGAAGGGGATCTGTGTCGTCTACAACCTTAATTAATTGATTATTAATATATAGATAAAATCTTCTTGTTTTTCCTATGTCTTGATATTCTACTGCTAAATCATATACCGTCGGATTTTCCTCACCAGCCATCCTATACTGACCAGTAAATCTACCGTCATCAACCGTAATCTTTGCTAGACCTCCGTAAAGTTTTACAGGAATTGCATTATTGTTAGATGCATCTTTTTTAATTTTGTAAAAAACAACATTGTTGATAGAAATATCTGATTGATTATCTTTATCTAATTGTAAGTATGACTCTATATTATCACTTGTCAATGCAGCAATTTCAAAATAATATCCGTTGTTTGTTGTTGGATTAAGTAATACTGCCAATCCCCCTGAGCCACCACCTATGCTTACTGGTTGATCTGGTTGAACTCCAGCAACCTGATAATACGTTGTGCTTCCATTTGGAGTTTGACTACGACGTTCATTGTTCTCAATCTTGCCAATAATACGCATTCTTGTTCCAAAATGCTTATAAGAATTATCTAATTCTTTATAGACATAAGATACTAAATCAATTGGTGTTTCAGTTGTTTCAAAAGTTGGTCCATTCATTACTAACGCTGATGATTGAATTGTTCCAGTTTTTGGAGATATGGTTGAGTTAACTGGAGTCTCAGTTGTATAACTTGAAGACATAAAGTTTTTAATCGTTCCACCTCTTGATGTTTGTTGGGCTTTAGAGTTATTAACTCCTGCTGCTCCAGTTGTAGTTGCTGGCAAAGAAATATCTTCAAGTAAAGTGGTTGTAAATAAATATTGAGTTTCCATATCACAGCCTCTGACATAAGCATTGTCTGACCAATAAGTATCTATACCAGCAGTATGACTTGCTATTGTTGTTCCAAATTGAGCACGGCCATGTTCATAAACTGCACCGTTCTGTAAACGAGTAACTCCCTCAACTTGTTCATAAAATGGAACTGTGTAAATTCTTACTAAGCCTGTTGGGTATATCTTTCCGTTAAAGGGTAATGATCTAAAAAAGTTTTGATACTCTTGATTATTAGTAATCCATACGTTGCTACTGCCCTGTCTATGAGAAACTCTCCATGCCTGAATTTCTTCACCTTTTTGTGCTTCTGTAATTTCTCCATTTGCAACTCTTTTATCTAAATCATCAATAACACTTGATGGTGCTAACCTTCCAGGTAAAACAATTTCTGGCTTAGATTCATTTAGGTTTATACCGTCTGATAATATTGGATACCAAATTGCAAGGGTAACATTAAATTGTGCAGCATCATATCTAATAACTTCTCCATTAGAATAAAAATATCCTTGATATCTTGTAAGCCAATAAACATTTTCTCCAAGATCAAAAACATTGTTTACTATCTTACGATTAACAACACTTGGTGGTAATGCAGTAAGATCAGAGTTTAAAGGCATTGCTCCTAAAACATACTTTCCTTGTTTAGATGCAACCTCATTAATTGTTTTAGTTGAATCCGTTCCAGATACTTCCCATAGAAGTGATGGCTTATAAACCCAGGTTTTATCTATATCAATCATGCTTGCTTGACGAATAGATCCATAAGATCTTTGAATATATCTAGTTGTGTAATTAATCTTTCCGTTATTATAAACTCTTTTATCTTGAGATGCAATTGAAATGATATTTGGAAGCGTTCCAGAAGATAAGTTTTCAACAATACCGCTAGCAGATTGGTTGTTAGATCCAGATAGAGTCATGCTGGAAGTTCTATCATTTACGTCTGGAAGCATATAGTTTTTACTCATTACAATAAAATTATTGTATTCATCAAAGAACATTGCTGTTTGTGTAGACACTGCAAGTTGATTTAATACTTCTGCTACCGTCTGATCTGGGGCAATAAAGAAATACGGAATAATTGGATCTGGTTCGTTTGTTGTTCTATAAAATGCATAGTTGCTAAAACCAACATAATCAAGGATTAAACTAATTGCATAACTAAGCGACACTTCTGTCACTAGCATTCTTGGTGCAGGCATAGATTCTAAAAAGAAGTAAAAGTCTCTTAGCGATAGTTCTAATGTTCCAGCGGTGACGTCTGCCTGTGGAAAACCATCAGAATAGAGTGTTTTAATTGGAACCCAATAATCAAAGCCACTTACATTTAATATTTTTTCATAAAAATTAAACTTAATGTTTTTACGAACATAATCACTAATTATGCTAGCAGTGTTGTTGTCATTAAACGCTTGATCATCATCAAACAAAGATATGTTTCCAGTTGAAGCAAGCAGTTGTCCTACTGGTAAAGCAGATGTTCCAAGATCAGAAAGAATTTTTTTAATACTATATTCTATTGTTTTATCAGATATGTCAACAACTAGTCTTGGTGACATTTCAATTAAGTCAAAGGTAGAATCAAACTTGTTCATTCTTTCTA